TTGCCTTGTCTAGCTTGAGATACGAATAAATCAAATTCATTCTCTACTACTATAAACACACCGCCATCAAAGTTAACTATTTTAGCGTGTTGCTCTACTGCCTTCTTAGCTTCTGCGTCATACGTTACATTATCATATTTCTTATAATGGGCAACTATAACTTGCCAAACATCATCTGGTATCATACGTTACTGTACAAACTCCACAACGTCGCCTGCATTTAACCCGTCTATAAACGTAACTACAGTCGATGATGTTTCAACATAGTTCAATGTAACGATTTGTTTAGATCCATTAACTAATACGCTTAGACTGTTATTGCCTACAACATAAGTAAAGCCTACAGTAAACGCTGTTTGACCTGCTGTGGCTACTATGTCATTTTGACTACCTGCTGAAGGTAGCCCTGTGATGTTGTCCATAGACCATAGTTGCACATTGGTAGATGTTTTTAACACAAGTTTATACGCGGCGGCAGTTAGCCATATCTCACCTGCTGGTCTACCTGCGGCGTCTAATATGATGGGATTTGAGTTAGCTGTTGAACCTGAACTAGTAGTGTAGGTTGCAAGCGGGGTAGTCGTACCGGCTGCATAGGTGTATAAAAGGCCGCCAGCTAAAGGCACACCGTTATTATCAAAGAATTGCCAGCCTGCGCCGCCTAGGGGGGATAGGTTAAGTGCCATATATAACTCCTAATGTAACAATAGCCCCTAAAACCGTGGCTAACCAATCATAAATATCTGAGGTATGATTAGGATGCTCGTAATCATACCATTCTTTTGCGCCCGCTACTATAGTTACAAGCAGTAAAGCCCAGTAGCCTATAACAAAGTACGCTACAAAAGCTAGGGTAGCGCCTACAACAAAATGCGCTTGTAAATCGACACGTACCGGAATACGTGGGCTAGACAGTTTGGCAAATAAGTTAAATAGTTTTTCCATTATATTAACTCGATGTAACTGTTTCCCATCCAGTTGCGCCGCCAACACGAAGTTTATTTAATGTCGTGTTGAAATAAATTGCACCTTTTTGATACGGTGGCTCATTACCTGTTGTAGCTTGTAAGGGGAATATACCGCTAGAACCTATGCCAAAAGAAGGCGCAGCGGATTCACCTGATGCGGCATCAAAGGTAAAGTAGTTAAGTTTTATGTTGCCCCTAAAGCCTGGTACTGCATAAACATTTAAGCCACCAGTAGGCGTTACGCCACTTACGCCGTCGGTTACATATTTTTGAACTAATTGAGTTACATTACCTACACTAAAGTCATCAGTACCTAATTTTTCTGTTGCAGCTTGAAGGGTATTAAAGAAGTTCAGATAAGGCGGAGCTACATCATAAATTTGTCCAGCGTAAGCTACATCGCCTAATGATATTAACCCTTTAGAAGCTGTTTCATAGAACCCTGCGGCAATTAACGTATTGGTTTGTTGCATACTGCCTGTTTTATACAAGCTATTTGTACATATATTTCCTGTTCCAACAATAGTCCAAGAAGTTTCGCAGTCAATTACAGGGCCAGCTTGGTCAAAAAAGTTACCTGTAAAAGCAGCAGTGTAGGTACTACCCATTTTATAACAAGCCGCGCTTGCTATGCCTTCATGGTAGTTTCCAGTTATGCTCACCCCGTTACCAAAGCCTATTTTTAATACTGGGCCACCCCAAGACTCAAATAGATTGCCTACAAGTGAGCCGCCTACCATTTGGCCTTCTGCTTCTAAACATTGACTATCTGTTAAATCACTAACTTCAAAACAATTATTAGTCAAATGAACATCATATAGCCCGCCTGCACCTGCGCCAGGTGCGCCATACACTACTTTTAAAAAACATCCTTTAACGTCTAACATTGTGCAACCACTAATATAAAAACTCTGCACAAAAATTGCGCTGTATAACATTCTTATTCTATAAAAATAGCAATTGTTAAAGTACATCCTTAAAAACTTATTGCCATTTAAAACAAAACAATTTACAGTCCTTGCGCTTGCGCTAAACCGTATGTTTTCAAATCTAATAAATTCTGAAGGCGGCGTAGTACCACCAAATTGCGTAGGCAAAGTAGAACTAAACATTGAAATAGCTTGATCTGTATAAAAACCTGCATTGGCGCTATTGCCATATATAGTAAATATATCGTTTTGCGTATCTACAAGCCTATCAATGTTTACAGATGATGTAAGGTATATCTTTTGAGGAATAAGCAAGTCTTTTAGATTATCTAAACAATAATCTACTGCACTTTGAACATACGCAGAACAATTTGTTGTTTCAGTATTTGTTCCGCTAGGAATAAAATCCATAACTGAAACAAATTCACGTAGCTTTTCATTAATAGGTCTATTAACTGCACCTGTGCCTGTTTGTTGAAACTTAGGTATTAATGTTGTCATTTTGACTATCCTTATATGCTTTAATTATTTCTGCTGTCCACGCTACGTTAGCAATTGCCGCAACTTGCGGTGGCGCGGCTGTTAAGTCTTGGCCTGGCGTTAAACTTGTACGATGATATGTTTGAGATAGCTGTACATCGTCCTCTAAAATACGAGTAACTTCTCGGTATAAAATTGTACCATCTTCTATTACGGTAATTTGATCAATCTTTACTTCTTTAGTTAACGCCATTTGTATTTTTCCTTTGTGTCCGACTACACTAATATGGTGTAGTTATGTTGAGGTTGTGTATGTCACTGAAGCCCAAGTAAATACGTTTACAGGGCTTGCTACTATTGTTATATCATTTAAAACGCCATCCAATGCTTGAATGTTAGTTCCTGTAGCGTAAGAAGCGCGGGATCCGCTTCCAGATGCGGTATTAGACACTAAAGTGCTTAAAGCAACTGTACCTGAGTTGGCAAAAGGCAAGCCTGATATAGCAAGTATTCCTGCTGCACCTGTTGTATTTACACTGCTAAAGTTAATTGTTGCCATTACTAATCTACCAATTTTTGTATATGTCCCTGTAGCCGTTGGAGAATTACCTGCGGTAGTAAGACCTTTTAATGTACCTGTCCAAGTGCCTTCTTCATAATCATCTAGCGTATTAGCGTCTGTACTAGCCGATTGTGTGGCAGGAAATGTGACCCCAGCACCTGATGCTGACGGTGTTGCGTTGCCTACGGAGATTGTTGTTACCGCTTGAACTCCACCAGCAGCAGGTATACGCATACGTTCTGTGCCAGCGGTAGTTAATATTAAATATGCCCCAGTGTCTGCGGCTGCAATATTAAAATATGTTGGTGCAGCTTGTATTAAACCATATCTAGTTGTAGCTGTTGTGTCAAAAAAAGTAAAACTTCCTATACCATCAGAAGCTCTACCTTTAATACGGATTGCATTAGCGCCAGTAGAGCTTTGCACATCTAATGATTGGCTTGCGCCTGAACCGTTAACAGTTACTGTTGTAGCCACTACAGTAGATGGTGTAGTAGCCCCTACAGTTCCATTAATATTAATACTAGCCGTCCCAGTAAGATTAGTTACGGTACCGCTTGAAGGCGTGCCTAATGCGCCACCTACAGAATATTTATTATTAAATGTCGTCCAGTCCGCAGCGCTCAATGCACCACGGTTAGCGGCAGACGCTGTAGGCACGTTCAATGTGATGACTGGCGTTGTGGTGCCGTTAGCAACGGTTGAGCTTAAGTCAGTACCTGACGTGCCTAGTGTTAAGGCCGCAACGCTTGTGACTGTACCGCCAGTGCCTGTCGCATTAATTGTAATTGCAGTAGAACCGTTGTAGGTTGTGCCAGTGCTAAACGATACGCCAGTACCAGCCGTTAAGTTAAACAAGCTACCGCCAAGCGCTACGCCTGATATAGTGCTGTTAACTAACGCGCTGTTAGGTATTGAAGTAAGACTTGCGCCTGATCCGCTGAATGTAGTTGCAGTAATCGTAGTGCCAGTAATGGCTTTAGGTGTTGTAGCGCCAATGATGACGTTGTTTATATCGCCGACACCGGTTGGGTTAATACTGACATGGCCTGTGCCTGTCGGAGACATATCAATATGGGCGTTAGCGCCGTTCATATTAATTGATCCGTCTACGGTGCAATTAACGCCCCCGCCTGCGGCCCATTGGAAACAAGCCGCGCCACTAGCCGTTCTTAAGTTACCGCCAGCAGAACTTGAAGCATCGTAGTTAGTACCAGCAAACTTAGTGCTTGCGGTGATGGTAGTGCCTGTAATAGTATTAGCAGTAGTGTTACCTATTGTAGGCGGCGATGACAAATCTAGTGTACCACCTAGAGTTAGGTTGCCTGTAGTAGTCACGGTGCCTGTCAATGTAAGACCATTAACAGTGCCTGTACCGCCTACGCTCGTAACCGTACCGCCTGAGCCTGTCGCGTTAATAGTAATAGTGCCAGCGCCATTAGTAATAGATACACCTGAGCCTGCGGTTAGCGTGGCTTTAGTTAAGGTGTTGCCTGTAGAGTTACCGATAAGCAGTTGACCATCGGTGTAGCTAGTTTGGCCTGTGCCACCTGCTGATACTGGGACGACTTTCCAGCCAATAACTTGCACAGCGCCTGCATTATCTTTGTAGAATAGCTTACCATCAAAAATATTAATGGCTAATTCAGAGCCGCCGGCGCTATTCAATAAATCACCAGCCGCAGGTGTATTACCTGTGGTTGAGCTAGAATAAATCTGTATCGGCGTAAAACCTGTTTGAGCCATTAAAATGAACCCCCTGAAATACCTACATATTTAGATGCAGTTGCTGTCGTAAACGTGGCTGTTGCTGGCGTTGTTGCACCAATTGAAGTGCTATTAATCGTACTACTTGTGATTGCGCCGTTTGTATATCCAATGCCGTTAAGTATACCCGAAATAACTTGACTTGCGTTAATTGCTATTGTTACATCTTGTATACTTACAATAGCCCCAAATGAGTCTACGGTTATCTGCGGTACTTTTGATGCAGATCCATAAATGCCTGGCGTAACGCTACCAGTAGCTGAATACGCTATTGAGTATAGGTTATTAAAGAACCTAAACCATTCGTTCGACACAATGCCTGTCTGTGGATCGACAAGTGAAACCCTAGGCGCAGGAATACGGGTAAAGTTAAGCATTAGTTCCGCTGATGAGTAACTCAGCGCCCATAATTGCTATTTTAACTGGGTCAGTCCCTGATACCTCATACACGCGGTCACGTAGCTTTTGTGTCATGCCTAGACGCCGCCAAATAGTACGATAGCCATATTGACCTATCGCCCCCATAGACTTCCAATGTTCATTAGACCAAGTGTGACCGCCATCGTCAGACCAACGCAACATGGCTTGGGGGTCATTGCCTTGGCCAACAACAAGCCCCACGCCTGACTCAGACTCTAGTTGTAGACTGTGTTGCGCTGTGCGTCGTAAGTTGTTCTGACCGCTAGGTAGCGCTCTCCATGAGCGTAGCCACTTTTGTGTTGCGCCATCATCGGCATAGACGTCTAAATCAAACTTGTAGATGTTGCCATTTTCATAGTCGCCTACAAGCGTTGTAGATTGGAAGTTACACTGACAATTTGAACGATGACGTGTAAACTCACCGTTAGTTAAGTAGGCACGTTCATGCCACGCGCCTGTAGCTACATCGTATACCCATGTGGCGTTGCCAGTAGGGAACGATATAACGTAGAACGCATGACCTTCTTGTTGGTATGTGTAAGCCACAGCGTCGGATATGTCGGTGTAGCCTTGGATAGCGTATTCGATAGCGTGTGTTGACACGCGCTGTGCAGCGTAGCCGTTAGACCTGTAAATAACACCAAAGCCCCGTGGGTCGTTGCCTAGCCAAAACAATGAGTTATCTAGCTTTGCTACAGAATAAGGTGCGATACAGCCTGTCTCGTTAAACGCACCTTGGATAGGTATCAACGGGAAGTCGGTAGCACCGGAGTCATACCAAACCTCTGTCGTGTCCGTACCGAATACCCATAGCTCACGATGGATAGAGTTAACGGCTACAACGCCGTCAGGTGAACCCTCAGCACTAGCAAAGTCTAGCGGATCGACAGATGTACCATCTAATAGCTGTGTAATCCATATCTTTTGGCTGTCAGGCTCGTTGTAGACAAAATACCCGTCAAGATAGGTAACAGTGCCTGCGCCAGTAAAGTCAGGGTCAGTAATTTCAGCAAATACGTCTGTCACTTCATTGTAGATGTAGCCTTTAGGGTTGGCTGCAATAAACATTTGTACGCCATTATCAGCAAACGTGACTGGCCCAGTGCCTGCTACTTCACCAATGTATTCGTAAGTGTAGTCGGTGTTGATGCGGTAGAATCCTGTGCCTGATACGCAATACGCATCGGTGCCGTTGGTTTGATGCGCCCATAGCCCTCGAATAGGGCCTGTGCCTATGGTGGCTAACTTGGTTAAGCCAGGCGCACGATTAAGGTAGCCTATTTCAAGACCATTCTCAGGTGTTTGCTCAGGAAACAAATTAACCATGCGGTTGTCCGCAGCGTTAATTGATCGAGCTACATAAGACTGACCAAGGATAGGCGTTTTCATTAATAGTTACCTGCAAAAATATTAAAGCGTTGACGAGTGCCTACAATGCTGTAAGGCAAGGACATGATGTCGTCAGGATTATTAATACGTTTCAAGTTACGTTTAGATGTCATAGCAATACGTTGCACAGTAGGAGATGGCTCTACGCCAAACTCAGGTGCAATCTCACAGGCTAGGTTGTATTTGAACGCACGTAGATAGCCAGGGGGGAAATGCAAAACTGTAGCCAATGTAGCAGGCTGAGTTAATTCTTCTACCGATACAAAGTGCCACTCTAGGACTTTTGTAGGTTTTGGGTATACATACATCTCAACATCAGGGTAAGTCATGTTTACCCATATTACTTGCGGGTAGGTACTTGTTACAGTCTTAACCGCAATACCGTTGTATTGTTGTTGGTTAATAAACTTAATACCAAAAGAAATACCGCTAGATGGGTCTATAAAATAAGACGAGTCATCAAATAATATAGGCCGATTGCCTACAAAGTCACCGGTAGGGCCTAGCGTTCTTGACAACACATTAGGTGACCAGCTAAACACTTGGTCTTGGGTTGAGAACACGGACAAACGCTCTGTGTTCCATGAGTCCACCATTTGATTTAACGCAACTAATGCGTCTTGTGAGGTTGCGGCAGATGGAGTTTCGCCTTCGGCTAGTATGCCTAGTAAGCGTAACGCACCATTAATTTGATCGCCTGCGGTAGTGGCCATAATACGGCTCCTTATTCTTTTCTACGTCGTTTGACATCCAGCGTATTGACGGGAGCCGCTTCAGCTTCTTTTTTAGCTGGCGTATCAGGATTATACTCTATCCATCCGTTTTGTGCATCCGCTTCTGCTTCACTTTCTGCAATCGCTACCTTAGTACCGTGTACAGGGTGTTTTAAATAGATAATCATTATTGCTGTCCTTCCAAATAGGTGGCAAAATTACCAATAAAGGCTTTACTGCCTATATGCCCAAAAGTTATTGTAGGGTCTAACCAAAGGTCAAACCCTGCGGCTGAAGCCCGTTTGCAAAACATTATATCTTCTGACACCATGCGGTCATCTAACAAAGCTCTACTAAATAATGCTGGAATACGTTTAAACGCATCCTTTACTACAAACTGATAACTAGGGTATGCGCTTGCCATGCGTTCAATAACGCGTCTATGGATACACAAAAAACCACCTGGAAGGCTATTAGCACGTAGCAACCCGTCTTGCGTTTCATTGGCTCTATAATCAACTGGATAAAGTTCAGTATCGTGCTTAATGCGATAAGCGCCGCCTACTATATCTTTATTGTGCGAGATTAATTGATTAATCGCGTCACCATTCCAGCCTAAATCTGAATCAATAAACATTAAATATTCGTGCTTAGAATCAAGCAATTTAGCTGCGGCAATATCACGCGCGGTATCAATAAAATGTACCCCCGTAATAAGCGCTAACTCAAAATCTACTGTAATAGTAGCTTTTAAAAGCGAATGAAGGTACTCACTACAAACCTGACCATCATAGCAAGGTGTTGCAATGAGTACCGACATTTCTTACGCCATTATACCTACTGCGCGTAATGCTGTACGGCAAGCATTAGCACAAGTTAGGGTTGTTGCAGCATCAGTGCCAGCGGCTACTGTTGCTTGTTGTACTACTGGTGTAGCACCATAAAAACCAACTGTTGCAGTGGTAGCTCCACCGATTTGAACAGGTACACCTGTACGGCCTACGGTTAAAGTTTCACCTGTATTACCATCACCAACTTGATAAGTCATCTTAAATCTCCTAAAAAATTAAACTAGGGGCCGAAGCCCCATTAGTTAACCCCAAATACGGGTAGCCATTTGTGGACGAACTGCTGCATAGCCATATAGAACGTCAATACGGCAAGGTAAGCGGTCGTTGTTGATGTCGTACTGACGGACAACACGTAGAGAGATACCGTTGTGTACTTGACGTGAAGCCATATCAACACCTTGTGGTAATAACAAGTCAGCAGTCGCGAAAGTGATTGCATCTTTGTGGTATACCAAGTTTTGAGCGTATTGAGTAGAAGCTGCACCAACAAAGGTAATAGCTGCACCGTCTTGTGGGAAGGCGTTGATAGTTGCCAAAGCGTTAGCTGGAGTGTACATAGCTGGTGAAACAGCGATGTTAGTCCAAGCGCCACCTGAAGCAGTGTTAGCAGCAGTTACAGTGAATTGTTGTAATGAACCAGTTGACTCACGCGTTTGTGGGTTAACTGCGTACACGTTAGCAACAGTGAACACATCACCTACAGTAACTGTAGCTGAACCTGTACCGCCATCGATGCTGATAGTAGATTGGCCTTCAGTAGTGATTGTGCCATTTACTAAGATAGTATCGTTAGTAGAACGTGTACCAGTGGTGTGTTGTTTGATAGATTGAGACATATTAACTTCTTCGAAGCCTAATACGCCCATGCCCATCATACCGTT